TTGCTGATGCCATTGACGACGCGAATCACTTCGCCATAATGGAACCCGTGCTCAGTGGCAAAATCTTTGAAGGTTCTGCCCTCGCTACGAAACTTGGCTTTGAGCTTCTCTGGAGTAATGGCCATTTGGGGTTCTGTGGTTGCGTCGGTCAATATGACCGATATGGACCAAGTACTCGCGGTCTGTGACCGGGCCGAGTTCAGGGATAGTGAGGTGGGTCATGTGTGAAAATGTCTCGGGTTAGTTGAAAGTGGAATGGGCATCAAACCAAGCTCTTGGCGGGGTCGGGTTTGATGCCCAGCTTCACCGCAATCTTGTGGGGCAGGCCACGCTTGCAGGGTGTGAAGCCGTTGAGTACGCGATAGACATCACTACGGCGAAAGCCGTTTTGATCAGCCCATTGCGAGACAGGGATGCCGTTGGCGGCGAATTGGTCTTTAACTTTCTGCGGGGTCATTTAGGCTCCTTTTTTTGCAGTGGATAAAACACAATCAAAAATGATTAGTTACGCTATTCTAGCGTTGAATGTCCATAAATGGACATCTAGAAAGATTTTTATGGACATTTTTGAAGTTGAGCGCGCAGTTCTTCGTTTGAAGGAAATGGTCAATGTCAAAACAGACAAAGACATTGCTGCCTTGCTGGGGATGGATGTGTCTGCCTTCAATAAGAGAAAGAAGCGCAACTCATTCCCTGAGAAAGAACTGCTCGCGCTGGCAGCAGACCGGCCCGAGCTGGGCATTGATACGCACTACGTGCTGACCGGCCAGCGACCCGTTGCCGCCAAGCCTGCATGGTTGCGACTGAAGTCCGAGCTGGAGATGCATGAGGACAGTGCCGTTGCCGAGTGGCTTGGCATGGATATGGCTGCAGTCAATGCCTTCACGATGCGCGGCGTGTTCCCGGTGCAGCAGTTCCTGGCAGCGTATGCAACACACCATGATCCGATCGACAAGGATTACGTGCTCACCGGCGTGAACAGTGCCGCACATTCCATCATTGACGACGTGCGCAAAAGCCGCGCAGCAGGTACCGACCCCGTGCAAGAGCGGCAGATCATCGATAAGTACCGCAGCGACACTTTATTCCGCCAAGCGGTGAATGCCTTGTTTGCACTGTCCACCAGGGCATAAAAAGTCGCATGATGGTCGTATCGACCATGCAGGTTTTGCTGGTATTGGCGCTGGCGTGCAGCGCAGCCCTGCCCCAGGTGCTGCTACTCGCGTCCCCGCACTTTGCCCCACCCACCGCGCCCCTGGTGCCAGTGCAGTCCAGTGCCATCAAGGCAGTGGGTTACGACCCGGCCACGCAGCAGCTCTACATCACCTTCACCAGCAGCAGCCACCCCTACACCTTTTGCGTGGTGGCCCCTGCGGTGTTTGATGCCTTCATGGCCGCGCCCAGCAAAGGCGGGTTTTACAACGCCCACATTCGGGGGCGCTTTGGCTGCTAATGGGCACTATTCATTCAATAGCTGGCTACGCAGGTAGCACGGGCGCTGGGGGGTGGTTTGGTTTATGAGTTTTTTAACCTGAAAGGAAATGTATGAGCGACAACAAAACACCCCCTAAACCGGTGCCACCGCCACCACCACCACCGCCACCGCTGCAAAAGTCGGTAGACTTCTCAGAAGGGGCGAGGATAAATACGGTGTTTCAAACCCGTCCAACGCCCCCACCACCCGGCCCAGGAACGAAGTAAAGGACTCCATCATCATGGCACCAGACACCACCACTGTCCAACCCGTTAACCAGCGCTGGGACTTGCTGTGGCGGGTGCGCCTGTCTGCGCTTTATCACCTCAAGCGTGAGCGATTTTTGGATGGCGTTGACAAAACGGCCAAGGCGGTCAGCGCACTGGGCGGTGCAGCTGCGTTTTCGCAGATCAAGGGGGACCCGGGCATGGGTTTGTGGATCACCGGCATCATCACCGTGGTGTCTACTTTGTCGCTGGTGTATGGCCCGTCTACCAAGGCGCGCAAACACTCTGATCTGGCACGTGACTTCAAGCGGCTTGAGGCTGACTTGGTGGCCTCTTCAGACTGCGCGGCTACAGCGCAGTTGGCCGGGTTTGAAGCGCGCTACCTATCACTTGAATCGGGCGAGCCTGCGGCACTGGGTGCGCTGGTTACGCAGTGTCATAACGAGCTTTCCATAGCCATTGGTCAGCAGGGGCATGTGACGCCACTTCCGCTCTCGCACCGACTGTTTAAAAACTGGTTTGACATTGACCAGTCGCAAAAACCACTGCCTGGTTGATGGCCGTAAGGCGCTTAACCGGCAAGCTTGCTGCAACACTGAATGCGCGGCTGTGGGCTTCAGCAATGATCTGGTTCATGGGGTTTTCCTCTTGCTAATACGCAGCCAAAGCCCGCGCAGTTGCCACCCAGCCCAAGCGCCAAACAGCAGTGCCAAGCCCATGGACAAGATGACATCGCCGCGCCCGGCAAACAGGCCCACACTGGTCATTTGGCGATCTTGGGCAGGGGGTGTGGCACTTTGGTGGTGGGCTGACAGCGCCCGTCTTCATTGGCAAAGGGGCTGCTCTTGAAGTCATTGGCCTCGCGGCAGCCCACCGAGTCGCTGACGGTGCTGCATTTGAGTTGCACCTTTTCTGCGGGATTGTTGGGGTTGACCAGGTCCATGCTGGCCCAGCCGTCGCCCTGCGGGCAGTCGGGGGTTTGGCTGCTGTCGCCGCGACTTATGAGGGCCAACGGGGCATAGGCGGGGGTTTGTGCACGCCAGGCTTTGGCGTTGTATTCGGCATTGTCTTTAGCTTGTTTGCGCGCCGTCTCCAGCGTGTCAAAAGACACGTCTTTGCCGCTGCACGCGCCAAGGGTGAGGGTGGCTACGACTAGCAGGGCCAGTACGGTTAGTTTGCTCAACATTGTTTTCATGGTGGGGTCTCACAGTGGGTTGGGGTTAAGAAGCCCGCAGTCTCACGCCCCTGCCCACTGCGTGTAATGTGCCCCGGTTCCAATTACAAAACATTACGCGCGCGCGACAGTCGGGGTTATGGCAGACCCCAACCGTTCCCTTCTTGCAGTTTTGGTGCTCTCAGCGGCCGCGCTGGTGGGCATTGCCGTGGACGAGAGTTACACGGCCAAAGCGATTCCCGACCCGGTCAAAGGCGCAGCTGTGCCTACCATTGGCTTTGGCACCACCACAGGCGTGCGCATGGGCGACAGCACCACGCCCCCCAAGGCGCTGGGGCGCTTGCTGACCGATGTGCAGCAGTTTGAGGGTGCCTTAAAACGCTGCGTCAAGGTGCCGCTGCATCAGTACGAGTACGACGCCTTTATCAACCTGGCCTACAACATTGGCGGGGGTGCGTTTTGCGGCTCTACCCTGGTTAAAAAGCTCAACGCCCAAGACTACCCCGGCGCGTGTGATGCCATTCTGAAATGGCGCTTTGTCGGTGATGTGGATTGCAGCGCACCAAGCAACCGGCAGTGCCCGGGCCTGTGGGCTCGCCGCCTTGAAACCCACCGCCAGTGTCTTGGCAACCCTACCCCCATGAACCCCGAAGGAGTTACCCCGTGAACTTGGTTATTCAACGCCTTAAATCCAAAACCTATTGGGCCGCCATCATTGGCGCGCTGCTGGTGGTGGTGGAACAAAACTCGGGGGCCTTTAGCGCCTTGTTACCCGCTCAAGCGCGGGCCATGGCGACTCTGTTGTGGCCGGTGTTGATGATTGCTTTGCGTGAGGTGACTACCTCGGCGCTGGCGGACAAGTGATGTTTGATTTTTTACCCTTGCCGTCCAAGCTGTTGCTGGTGCTCATTGTGGCCATGACCAGCAGCACTGCGGGTTTTTGGGCGGGCCATTCTTATGCGGACAAGGCTTGCGCGGCTGACAAGGCCGCACAGCTGCATGCGGCCCTGCAGGCGCAGCAAGCAGCCCAAGAGAGAGGCGACACCTTGACCCGATCTTTGCTGCAGCAGCAAACCCAAATTGATGTTTTAAAACAGGAGGCCCACCATGCCATCACTCAAGCCACTACTGGGCGCACTTGTCTGGGCAGCGCTGCTTTGCGCGTGCTCAACAGCGCCCCCGGCATTACCGTTGACTTGCCCGCGCCCGCCAGCAGCGCTGCTGCAGCGGGTGAACCGTCTAGCACCGATACCGACATCGCCCTCTGGGTTGCTGACACCGGCGCAGCCTATGAAGTTTGCCGCGCCCGGCTTGATTCCTTGATTGACTGGAACACCGCCCCATGATTGTTGAACTCAACCTGACGCAAATTATTTTTATCCTGATCGCTGTCTTTAGCGGGGTATGGGCGATGGCGCGTGTCTTGATGGCGATTTGGGACAAGGGGCTTGACCGGCGCTTCAATACCCTGACCGAGACCCTGGCTAAAGACCAGGAGACCACGCACCGGCTGGAGCGTGAGTTTTTGCAGTTTCAGTCTGAAATTCCTCGCACCTACCTGCGCCGTGATGACTATATGCGCGAGGTGCAGATTCTGCGTGAGTCCATCAGCGCCGAGATTGCGCCGATGCGCAAGAGCATCAACCGCATTGAAGATTTCCTGATACAGAAGTGAGTTGCACCATGCACAACAATGACTTTTCAGCCCACCTGAGCTTTGATCGCCGCTTGGTCATTTTGCGACTGCTGGCTGAGATGCAGGCCTACCGGGCCAATAGCAGTGTGCTGACGATGGCGCTGGAGCGCTTTGGCCACGCCAGTACGCGCGACCAGGTGAAGACTGAGCTGGCATGGCTGGCCGAGCAGCACTTGGTAAAGCTGGAAGACTTGGGGCCGGTGCTGGTGGCCACGGCCACCGAGCGCGGCATGGATGTAGCCGCCGGGCGCGCCATGGTGCCGGGTGTGGCCAGGCCGGGGGCCTGAACGCCATGGGCCGCAAAAGCATGATCAGCCGCTTGGCACCAGGTGTGAAGAAGTATGTAGAGAAGCTGCTGCGTGAAGATCGGCTGACGCTGGACGAAATGATTGCCGATCTGCAGGCCAAGTACCCGCTGCTGGCCCAAGATAAGCAGTTGCCTAGCCGCAGTGCCTTGCACAAATACGGCGCAGGGTTTGCCGAGTTCACCGCCCGCCAGCGCGAGTTCAGGACCATGGCCGACACTTTTGTGGGCGAGTTTGGTGAAGACATGGGGGACAAAACCGGTGAGTTGCTGGCGCAAATGGTGACAACGGTTTGCACCAACGCGGCCATGGGTGCCCAGGAGCGCGATGACTTGACCATCAAGGAGGTGGGCGACTTGTCGCGCGCGGCCCGTGCCGCCATGGAAACCCGCACCCTGAGCCTGCGTGAGCGTTTGGCAGCCGAAGAGGCTGGCCGCCAAAAGCTGTTGCAAGAGCAGCGCGAAAAGCTCGACGCCATGGGCACCAAGGGCGGCGTGACTGAGGACACCAAGCGCGCGATCCGCGAGGCGCTGGGGATTGTCTGATGGCAGCAATTAAAGGCCGCGCCAAAGTTGTCCCCGCTGACCGGGACGCGATCTTTTTGCCGTTCCAGACCAAGTGGATCAAGGACGAATCGCGCCTGAAGCTGATGGAGAAGTCGCGCCAGATTGGTATCAGCTGGTCAACCGCTTATGGTGCAGACGAGCGCGCCGCTGCCCAGGGTGCCCGGTTTGATGAATGGGTCAGCAGCCGCGACGACATTCAAGCGCGGCTGTTCATTGAAGACTGCAAGCTGTGGGCGGGTGTGATGAACCTGGCCGCCAAAGACCTGGGCGAGGTGGTGATTGATGCCAAGGACAAGCTGACCGCCTATGTGCTGCAGTTTGCCAGCGGCAGGCGCATTCACAGTATGAGCAGCAACCCCGACGCACAGGCGGGCAAGCGCGGTAGCCGGGTGTTGGATGAGTTTGCCCTGCACGCTGACCAGCGCAAGCTGTGGGCCATTGCCTACCCCGGCATTACCTGGGGCGGCAGCATGGAGGTGATCAGCACGCACCGGGGCTCATACAGCTTTTTTAACGGCCTGATTCGTGAGGCACGCGAGAAGGGCAACCCCAAGCGCATCAGCCTGCACCGTGTGACGCTGCAAGATGCGCTGGAGCAGGGCTTTTTGTACAAGCTGCAGCAGGCGTTGCCAGCGGACGCTGAGCAGCAGGTGATGACCGAGGCCGAGTATTTTGATTTTGTCAAAAACGGGGCGGCAGACGCAGAGAGTTTTGACCAGGAGTACATGTGCATCCCGGCCGATGACGATGCCAAGTTCTTGGAGTACGGGCTGATCACGGCGTGTGAGTACGCGGCTGGATTCGATTGGCAGCGCCATTTGGACAGCGTGTTTATTGGCAGGCTTTACGCCGGGGTGGACATTGGCCGCAAGAAAGACTTGACCGTGCTGTGGGTGCTGGAGAAGCTGGGCGATGTGTTTTACACCCGGCGTGTGGAGTGCCTGGAGAAGATGCGCAAAAGCGCCCAAGAGGCTATTTTGTACCCGTGGTTTGCGCTGTGCGATCGCATCTGCATTGATGCCACTGGCCTAGGCATTGGCTGGGCTGACGATGCGCAGGACAAGTTTGGCGAAACGCGGGTGGAGGCTGTCACTTTCACTGGCCCGGTGAAGGAAGCCTTGGCTTACCCGGTGCGCGGTGCCATGGAGGACCGCAAGGTGCGCATCCCCGAAGACCCGGTGATTCGCTCTGACCTGCGCAAGGTGCAAAAGGTAGTCACTGCGGCCGGAAATATTCGCTTTGTGGCCGAGAGCACGCCCGACGGCCACGCCGACCGGTTTTGGGCCTTGGCGCTGGCGATACACGCGGGGTCTGATCCGCAGGCCCCAATCGAATACCAGAGCAGTGGCCAACCGCGTGGCGCTGACGCACAAGGATTTATGTAATGGCAACTACCTCCAAAAAACCAGCCCCCAGCGCACCCACGCTCGACACCGAGGTCGCCAACCGGCTGCGCGACCCGTTTGAGACCAATTACCTGGGTGTGTTGCGCACCAACGACCCGCTGCTGCTGGAGCGCAGTAACGGCGGTGCCCAGGCGTTTGAGCTGTACCGCGATTTGAAGCGTGACGGCAAGGTGTACAGCGGCCTGCAAAAGCGCAAGCTGGCACTGATCAGCCGCCCCTGGCAGGTGGACCCGATTGAGGATGGTGAGGCCGGCCAGCGTGATGCCGATGTGGTGCAGGCCATGCTCAAGAGTGTGATGTTTGACAAGCTGTGCAGCGAGCTGCTGGATGCGCTGCTGGTGGGCTTTGTGCCCGCTGAGATTGTGTGGACGGTGCGCAATGGGCTGATTACGCCCGGGCGCATCAAGAAGCGCGCGCAACGCCGCTTTGTCTATGTGCAGACTGACCCCAATGCCGAGCCTGAGCTGCACCTTCTCACTGCGGCCAATATGCTCACGGGTGAGGTGATTGAAGACAAAAAGTTCATCGTGCACCGCTTTAACCCCGAAGACGATAACCCTTATGGCATGGGGCTGGGGCTGCAGTTGTATTGGCCGGTGTTTTTCAAGCGCAAGGGCATCTTGAGCTGGAACAAGCTCAACGACCGTTTTGGCAGCCCAACGCCCTGGGGCAAGTACCCCAAGGGCGCTGGCGAAAAAGAAAAGGGCACGCTGTTTGATGCGTTGAAGGCGATGAGCAATGACGGCGTGATCATGACGCCAGACGGCATGCTTATCGAGATGTTGGAGAGCAAATTGACCGGCTCCGTCAGCACGCAAGAGCAGCTGTGCAAGTACATGGACGGCTGGATCAGCGAGGTGATTTTGAGCCAAGAAGCCACGCAGCAGACCGGTGCCACGGGTGCTGCCAGCAATGAGCGTGAGGATGTGCGCCTGGACTTGGTGCAGGCTGATGCCGACTTGCTGAGCGACACGCTCAACAGCACTTTGATTGCATGGTTTTGCGAGTTGAATGGCCTGTGCCCCTGCCAGGTAAGCCGGGTGGTTAAAAAGTCCGAAGATTTGAAGGCCGCCAGCGAGACCGATAAGAATGTGGCCAGCATGGGCTTTAAGCTGAGCCTGGACGCCGTGCGTGAGAAGTATGGTGAGGGCTGGGAGGAGGCACCAGCGCCACCAGCTGCGCCTGCCCAGGATTCGGCCCCGAGCGCCCCTGGCGTCATACCCGCGAAGGCGGGTATCCAGGCCCCGGCCTTTGCCGAGCCCAGTGCTGCCACACCCGGCCCATCTGACGCACAAGCAGCGCTGTTGGCGCAGGCCGGTGATGAGGTGCTGGGCCACTGGATGGCGCAGATCAAGGCGCTGGTGGATACAGCAGAGTCGACCACCGCGCTGCGTGATGCGTTGTTGCAGGCGTATGGCGATTTGCCAACCGAGCAGCTGACCGAGGTGATGGCGCTGGCTTTTGCAGCAGCGCACTTGAAGGGGATGGATGCGGTGGTGCGTGAGACGAGTGCCCTACAGGCTACCCCCGCCTTTGCCGAGGCACCCCCGCCCGACCCGCGTATTGACCAGATCAGTGCCAGTGTGGCCACGCTGCAAAGCAGTGTGGATTTGCTTCAGGCGAAACAGCCTTTCGTCATTCACAACAACATCGCCTTGCCTGATCAGCCTGCCCCGGTGGTCAACAACACAGTGAACTTGCCTGAGCAAGCCGCCCCGGTAGTCAACCTGAGCAGCCCGGCCATCACGGTGCAACCCGCACCAGTCACCGTCAATAACGCCTTTGCCGCCAAAGCGGTGCAAACCGTGCAGCGCGATGCCAATGACGAGATTGTCAGCACCACCACCCTTTATCAATCCAACCAGGAGTAATTCACCATGGCAAATGCCCTCTATCCAAAATGGAAACAAGAAGCCCTCAAGGGCACCGCCGCCAGCTCGCTTAACGGCGCAGGCACCACTGGCGTGTATGCCGTGCTGATCGACACCGGTGTAGCCACTTACAACGCTGCGCACCAGTTTTACAACAGCATTGCCGCAGGCCAAATTGGCACCGAGCAAGAGATTGGCACCAAGACCTTTGTCGACGGGCTGTTTGACGGGGCGGACGTGGCTTTCCCCACCGTCACAGGCAATAACGCCGAGGCGATCGCCATTTTTGTCAAGACCGCCGGGGCCAATACCACCTGGGCGCTGGTGGCTTGGCTTGATACGGGCGTGACTGGCCTGCCAGTGCTGCCCAATGGCGGCAATATCAACGTGACCTGGAATGCCTTGGGCATTTTCCAGCTGTAAGCCATGCTGCTACTTACCAGTACCAGTGACGTGCTGCGCGTCATCACCGCCGCAGCGGTCAACGCGATTGAGGTGCACGCCAGCTATGTTGACCTCAATGGCACCACGGTTACACCGGGGCGCACCAACAGCATCATCACCACGGCCACGACGACCACGGCAGTTGCCGCCCCTGCTGCCAGTACCCAGCGCAACGTCAAAGGCCTGTACATCACCAATGTGTCAGCGGGTACCAGCTCTCGCGTGGCGGTCGAACACTTTGATGGCACCAATGCCGTTGAGTTAATGGGATTTACATTGCTGCCTGGCGAAAACATGACCTTCAATGAGGAAGGCGGCTGGCGGCACCGTGACAAGTCGGGTGCAGAGTACCCAAGCGCAGGTATGGGCATGTACAACGGGCGCAGTGTGCCTTTCCTGAAAAACGGCACTGCGTCTGATGCTGTGGGCTACTGGTATTGCACCGCCAAAGATGCGGGTTACCCCGGTGCATGGGTTCCCGGCACACCCGGTGTCAATGGACGTGCCACAGACGGCACCACAGCGGCTGACTATGGCTGCATCCCCATTGCCAACGCCAGCACCGGGGCCAACTACCTGACCGAGATGCTGCTGGCGACCAGCGTGGCACATGCCAACCTGTTTTTTGACGTGCTGTGGGTCAACTCTGGGTTGGTGGTAACAACGGTCACCGCACAAGCCATCGTGACACCGACCTTGCCCCCGCGCGACATTGATGGAGGCACCAGCGGCGAAGGGTGTTCCATTGCCTTGTACTTTTCAGCGGCATCCACCATGGCCGCAGTTTCGAGCGCTTGGACAGTCACCTACACCAACAGCAAGGGCGTTACCGGGCGGGTGGCTACCTTGTCGGCTATTGTGGGATCGCAAGCACCAGCTACGCCAGTGGTCGGCACGCTAGTGTGGTTTAACTTGGCTTCGGGTGATACGGGTGTGCAATCCATCCAGTCGATCACCTTGCCAACCACGCTGCTTACCGGAACTATCCACTTGATGATTGCGCGGGACTTGGCCATGATTGGCACCAACATTGTCAACATCGCCGCCAGCCGTGCCTTGGCACCGCCCGGTGTACGTCTGTACAACGGCACTTGCATGCTGCATTGCGTGATGTCGTCAGCGACCACCGCTACGTTTTTTAACGGCGAAATCACGGTGATGGAGCGCTAGGGTCATGGCGCGACTGGGCTGGTTTGACGTCAACGCACTGCCTGCGGATTGGTTCGATGCGGGCACGACCCCAGACGGCTGGTTTGATGCAAATACGTCGCAGCCTGGCACGTCGGGACCAGCCGCTCAGTCGCTGGGAGCGAGTCTGTTTGTCAATGCCAATGCGCTGTTTTCGCCCACGGTGTCGCAGGCTGGTGGTGGGGCGCAGACGCTGGCACCGGCGCTGCTGACCAATACTGCGCTTGCCTTTGCGCCAGTAGTGTCGGTGGGGGCGGTTGGGCTGGCTGCGCCGATGCTTGTCAATGCCAGTACCTTGTTTGCGCCGACGGTTGCGCCGCAGGCGCTTGGCTTGGCACCAGCGCTGTTGAGCAATACCAGCACCCTGTTTGCGCCGGCGGTTTTACCAGGCTCGGTGGCGTTGAGCCCGCCCTTGCTGACCAATACGAGCAGCTTGTTTGCCCCACTGATAACGCCAGGCGTGGTGGTGTTGGCACCCGCGCTGGTGCAACATTCAAACGCGTTTTATGCACCCACCGTGAGCGCAGGTGCTGTGAGTTTGACACCTGCACTGTTCACAGCTGCGCAGGTGTTTTATGTGCCTTCCGTAACACTGGGTGGTGGTGGCGATCAAGCGTTGGCACCGGGTGTGGTGCATACCAATGTGCAGGACTTTTTTGCTTTGGTGGTGTCGGCGGGCGCGGTTGGCCTGGCAGCGCCGCTGCTGGTCAATGCGCAGCAGTTTTACGCGCCCAGTGTGGCCATTGGCCCGGCTGGGCTGGTGGTGCCGCTGTTGGTCAACGATCCGGTGTTTTATACGGCTACGGTCACACCGGGGGCGATCACGCTGGCAGCCATTGCACTGCCCAGCACATCGGCAGTGTTTGCACCATCGGTAAGCGCATCCAACGATGTGGCCGTGCCACTGCTGAGCAACACCAGCACGCTGTGGCTGCCATCGGTGGGTGTCGGTGCAATCACGCTCGGGGCCCCGCTGTTGCTCAATGCGCAACAGCTTTTTGTCCCCGTGCTTGACAACGGGGTTTACACCCTGACGTCAGCCCAGGCCCAGGCGCTGTACCAGGTGTATTTGCTGCATGGCTTGCAGGTGGGTGTGCCTTTATCTTTCAGCCAGACGCAGCGCTTAGCCGGTGGGCTGGTGCAGGCTATTTCCCAGAGTGGCGACGGCACTGTCACCATCAGCACCAGCGCCGCGCCGGTGGGGTCTGGCGTGGATGTGGGGATCATGGTGGACGAGCTGGCGCAGTGGTATGGGCTGACGTCGCCTGTCACCCTGACGGAGTCCAGCCAGATGGGCGGTTTGGTCAATTTGTCAATGGCCACCAGCGCAGGTGTCACTACGGTGGTGCGCCAATGAGTTTGATACCCCGCTCCATCGCGCTGCGCGGTATGGGTTACGGCCCGCTGGCCATGGCGATGCTGGGGTTTCAGCAGGCACCTGCACAAGTGCAACCGGGTCAGGGTGCACCAGGCGGCGTTTGGCCGTTTGGCTACCCCAAATCTTCTCACGTGAGCCACTATCACCCGCCCGAGTCACGCCGATCTCTGCGACCTCGGCGTGTGCGCGAGGCGGACTTTTTACTGATGCACCACTTATGACCTCCCCTCTACCCACCGATGCCGTGTCCGCGGCGATGGACGGCGTGCGCCAGCAGTTTCAGCAGCAGGTGGATTTTTTCAAGGCCAAGCTCAATCTGCCTACCGAGCGCTGGGATGACATCAATGCGGCTGCGCACGACCGCGCCTTCATCGTGGCCGGGGCGCAGAAGGCTGATTTGTTGAACGATTTGCGCCTGGCGGTTGATAAGTCCATCAGTGGCGATTCAATCGGCCAGTTTCGCAAGGACTTTGCCGCTGCCGTGGCCAAGAGCGGCTGGACCGGGTGGACCGGCGAAGGCACTACAGCGGGGCAGGCCTGGCGCACGCGTGTCATTTACCAGACCAACATGGCCACCAGTTACGCCGCTGGGCGTTGGCAACAGTTGCATGACCCGGCGCTGTTGTCAGTGCGGCCGTTTTGGCGCTATATCCACAATGACAGTGTGATGAGCCCGCGCCCGCAGCACGCGGCCTGGGGTGCATCTGGTTTGACGCTGCCCCATGACCATGCGTTCTGGCGCACGCACTTCCCGCCCAACGGTTGGGGTTGCCATTGCAGTGTGCACCCGGTGCGCATGCCCGCAAAGGGCGATGCCACGACCCCACCCGAGGGTTGGGACAGTGTGGATGCCAAAACCGGCGCGCCGCCCGGGATTGATAAGGGTTGGGCGTATGCGCCGGGGGCCAATACCGATATGCCACTGCGCCAAATGGTGCAGGACAAGCTGATTTCTTACCCACCGGCTATTGCCAAGGCATTGGCCGCTGACATTGGACGCTATATCAATACAACCGAAGCGGCTACAGCCTTCGCACAGCGCATGCTGGTTGAACGCAGTGTGAAGGAGCCCTTGTTTTTGGGTTTTGTCGAAACGGTTGATAAGGTATCTGAAGCAGCCGGGACTGATGCGACGGGTTACTTTGTCACGATACCTGGTGATGCGCCTCGTCACGTCGAGTCCAGCCACAGTTACGACGGCAAAGGGCAACGCCCGGCAGTTCCAGCTGACTATGAGCGTGTGCTTACGGTTCTAAATGAAGCCGACAGCATCAGGGCTGGCGATTTGAGCCGCAATGGCAATGCCACTGTCGTGGCAAACAAAAAGATGGGGGTGGAAACCTACCGGGCGGTGTTTGAGGTGTTGACCGGCAAGAGAAACCGGGCGCTGGCCTTGCTGTCGCTGATCATCAAGACCCCGAAATGAGTTGCTCCGTACCCCCGACCAAAACGTCCGAAACGATCCGCGATCAAAACGCGGGAGCCGATACAGCACAGAGCGGTCTGAATTATAGGAACCCTGTCTAAATATGCAAACTTCATCAAAACCAACCCCAAACCTCGAACAACAGAGACTTGACCCTATGACCATGCCAAAACTACCCGAACCACATCTGTACGTCGTCGGGTCAGGCGGGCTCTACACCGCCGAGCAGATGCGTGAGTATGGGCAGATTTATGCTGAGAAATTCATGAGTGATGTGGATTCCTCCAGAATGCGCAACAACGCCAGTGGGCAAGTCTCCCCCAATGAGAAAGGCCTCACCCCATGAACCAAACCCGCCTGGGCTCCTTCATCGAAGCCTGGATCAACGTCGCCATCGGTTTCACCATCAATTTTGTAGCCAATCTGGTGATATTGCCGCTGATTGGCTTTCACATCAGTGTCGGCCAAAACCTGTTTATCGGCGTGCTCTACACCCTGATCTCGGTCGCCCGCTCTTACGTGATTCGCCGCTGGTTCAATGCCCGCCTGCACCAGACTGCCCAGCGCCTGGCCGCAAGGGCCACACCATGATCACCATCCAGGTCAATGACAAGCAAGTGCTTGATGTGCTGGCAGCCATGATCAGCCGGAGCAAGGATTTACGCCCGGCGTTGAACGAGATCGGCATGGACATGGTGCTCAGTACCAAGCAGCGCTTCAAAGACGCCATCAGCCCCGGGGGCGTACCGTGGGAGGAGAATAAACAGGTAACGATTGATCGCTACCTCGACCTGTTTGGAGGTTCGTACAAAAAAGACGGCAGTCTGAGTAAGAAGGGAGCAGTTCGTGCTGGCAGCAAAAAGCCATTGACGGGGGAAACGAAGGTTTTGCAGAACGGCATCAATTACCAGTTGGTCGGATCAACCGGTGTCAGCATCGGCAGCCCGATGGTCTACGCCGCCATGCAGCAGTTCGGCGGCACCAAAGCCCAATTTCCCCATCTTTGGGGCGATATCCCTGCCCGCCCCTTCCTGGGCATGTCCGATGCCGACAAGACCAACATCCTGGACATCATTGGCAGTTATTTGGCCCCGTCGTGATCGCCCTGCTAGACTTCATCCATCGCGCCGCCCTGAGTCATTCGACCAGGCGGCGTTGCAGTTTCTGGAGTTGTTTCCTAATGCGAAATAGTCTTTCCTGTGGTGTAAACTGTCGATCAGGTGCTGAAAACACCTTGAAGCAAGCGGAAGAGCCGCACCCGACAGTCATGCGGCTTTTTTGCGCCCTGAATTCGCTCCACGAGTCCGATTTTGGGGGGGTGCGTCGTTCCGTAAGGGCGGCGGCATGACTTGCTTCATGTTTTCACACCCCCCCATCCTGTCTGAAAAGCAGGCCATCAGTCTCAGCAAAGGAGCATTTACATGTTGCACCCATCTCTCTCCCATCTAGAAAACATCGACGCGCGTTTCCTCGACCCCAATGCGGGTTTTGTCGTCATGCCAGAAACCATCGAGTCCGGCCTTGACGATGCCAACCTAGCCCTAGAAGGCCTGTCCTGCATGCTGGAAAGCATGGCCAGCCAGAACGTCAAGCTGCGCAACGCCGGTCAGAGCACCCAATACGTCGAACTCCCGCCCGACTGCTTAGGCGCGCTGCTGCGCATGGTGTCCGAAAAGATCGCCACCTGCCGAAACAACCCCACCCTAAGCGCCATGCGCGACGTTCGCCCCGATTTGTTTAACTACCAAGGAGTTTGAGATGGGTAACGTATCAACTGTAAAAAAACTCACTGCGGAACAAAATCTTGCAGTCGATTCCTGCATCCGTCGACGCCGCTTCGTGAACATCAATGCCATCCGGGCGGATCTGAGTGAATCTGGAATCGAGATTTCAAGGTCGGCGCTACATTGCTACATGCAGAAACTTAAACGGCTCGATGGCCAAAACTGCGGAACACCCAACGATACAGTTATCGTGGTGATGAAGCGCAGTACCGGTTCAGTGATCAACCTCACTACGTCAGCTTCAATGGACATGGTCATAGCCCTCATTGAAGGTATTCCGGCTTCTAACTGACACTTTCCCCACACGAAACAGATTTTCAAAATCTGTTTCCTAATTCAAGATATTTCCAGCTAAATATTTGAAATATCGCGCCTTTCCCTCTTTGAATATATCAACTCCCTTCAGCTTCGGCTGTGCGGCCAGATCGGAAATGCACCGATCAGCATCAGTACTCACCTCTTGCGAAGATTAAATGGATTCCCTGCAC